AGTGCGGGTCAATCTTATGTCACTGGCGAGCATGGCCGCGAGCTGTTCGTGCCGAAAACAGATGGCCGCATTTTAAGCGGTGCGCAAACTAGCAACGCATTTAGGGGCAGCGGCGAGAGCGTTACTGTAATTCAAAACAACACATTCCAAAGTGGCGTAACTCGTTCTGAGGTAAGCGCACTCCTGCCGAAAATGGTTGAGGCTTCTAAAGCTGCTGTCATTGATGCAAAACGTCAGGGCGGATCATACGGGAAGGCGTTTGCATAATGGCGATTTCATACCCACTGGCAATTCCAAACACGAACAGCATTGTTCAGTTTAATCTGGATGCTCAAAACGCGGTTGCCTACTCGCAAAGCCCATTTACCTTTGCTGGTCAGGCCCATGCTTATGCAGGACAAATTTGGCAGCTTGATGTGACGTTGAAGCCAATGCGCCGCTCACAGGCCGAGCCTTGGATTTCAATGCTGACATCACTGCGGGGGCAATTTGGCACGTTCCTGATCGGTGATCCATTGGCGTGCAGCCTTCTAGGTACAGCCACCTCTGCAACTATATCTGGCTCCGTTGGTGACAATAGTGTCACAGCAACGATCAACGGTTCTTTGCTCGCTGGTGATTACATTCAGCTTGGAAGCGGCAACAATGCCACTTTGCATAAAGTTTTGGTTGATCTGACCTCAAGCGGCACGTTGGAAATATGGCCAGCACTTCGCGCCGATCAGTCAAGCGCATCTGCAACTCTATCTAACACAGTGGGCAAGTTTAGGCTTGCATCAAACTCAATTTCCAGACCTTCTGACAGTCGAGGTATATACACGATTAGCTTTAGCGCGATGGAGGCACTATGACACGCAGCACGCCAGCATCTTTACTCGCGGCTCTCAGCCAGCCAGAAGTTCTACCGTTTTACGCAGTTGAAATGGACTTTGACTCTGCGCCAGTTCGCTTCTGGACGGGCTACGGTGATCGGACTATTAGCGGCGATACTTACCTTGGCACAGGTGAGCTTCTGAACATCAGCGGTCTTGAAGAGGTGAACGATCTGTCAGCCAAGCGGATCACGTTGCAGCTTTCTGGCGTTCCAGCTTCACTAGTTTCGCTTGCATTGCAGGAACCATATCAGCGCAGACCCTGTAAGATTTACTTTGGGACGACTGACACCACCACACCGATTGAGGTGTTTAGTGGCCTGATGGACGTTATGTCTATTGAGGACGGCGGCGAAAGTAGCACTATTTCTCTGACTGTTGAGAGCAAGCTGGTGCGCTTGGAGAAATCGTCAAATTGGCGCTATACCGAGGGCAGTCATCAATCTAGGCATAACGGAGACACGTTCTTTTCTTATGTGTCTGATCTTCAAGACAAGGATGTCATATGGGGCCGCGAGACAGCCTAAACGAGTATTTAAAGTCGGCAAAACGGAAGCCCTTTGCGTGGGGTTCTAACGACTGCCTGACATTCACTAACGAGGCGTTTTGTGCTATGTATGGTGAAGGCTGGGCGGATGATTGGCTGGGTCGTTATATGGATGGCAGCAAAGTGCTTGGGCGCAATGAATTAAAGCGCGAGTTTGGTTATTCTAACTTTTACAAAGCGGTTGATGACAGGTTGCAGCGTGTTGACCATGTGCCGCCTCTAGGTGCGCTGGTGACAACAACAAAGGCACGCAAGTGGGTAACTGGAGTGGCTATGGGCATTTGCACAGGCAGCAAGTGCGCTTTCTTGGATAAGGTGGGTGTGATATACCTGCCATTAGATGACATAGATCAGGCGTGGGTTAGAACATGAAAAGCAATCTTCCTTATAATGTAATGCGTCACAAAAACTGGGATGCTGCTCCCAGAATGCCACAAGCTGTTGCTGCGGCTTTTACTGGGTTTTCTACTTTCGGCGCAGCAGCGGCTGCTGGTTCTGCGTTTGCTTATGGCGCTGTTTATGTTGCGGCATATGTTGGCATTACAGCAATCACATCATGGGCCATTTCCGCCCTCTCTCCAAAGCCAGATTTTTCGTCCTTTGGCTCGCAAGGCACACTTGTAAACTCGCGGGACGCAACGGCCTCATCTGACTTTGTGTACGGTGAGGTGCGCAAGGGTGGCACTGTTGCGTTCTATGAGAGCACAGGCGCAGAAAACAAATACCTGCATCAGGTCATCGTGCTTGCTGGCCATGAGATTGAAGAGATTGGCGACATTTATATCAATGACGAGGTTGTTAGCTGGAATGCATCAACGGGCCTTGTGTCGGGCGATTGGGGCGACAAGATTCGCATTCGCAAGCATCTTGGCGACCAGACAACAGCCGATGCAGACCTTGTAGGCGAAACTTCTGTTGGCAGCAGCTTTGTCGGCAATGGCATAGCCTATCTTTATGTCCGTTATGAATATGACCGAGATGTATTCGCGAATGGCCTCCCTCTTGTGACGGCAAAAACCAAGGGCAAGAAGGTCTACGATCCACGCTCAAGCGCGACAGTTTACAGCAACAACGCAGCTCTTTGTATGCGAGACTTCATCGTCAGCGAATATGGCTTAAACGACAGTGCGATTGATGATGTAAGCTTTTCAGTCGCGGCCAACGAAAGTGACGAGAACGTCAGCCTGTCTGGTGGTGGTACAGAAAAACGCTACACGATCAACGGCATTGTGAAGGCAAGTTCTCCTATTGGTGACGTACTCGGCAAAATGTCTACAGCCTGTGCGGGCACGCTTTTCTGGGGGTCGGGTTACTGGAAGCTGAAGGTTGGCGCGTATAGCAGCCCAGTCAAGACGCTCACCCTTGATGATCTGCGTGGGCCTATTGCGCTGCAAACACGCACTTCAATGAGGGATAACTTCAATGGGGTTAGTGGCACGTTTAACAACGCCGATGAAGACTTCATTACGATGGACTACCCGCCAATCAAGAGCAGCGTGTTTGAGGTAGAGGATGGCGGTGATGAGCTTTTGCTTGACCTACCGCTTCCGTTTACAACCAGTGCACCAATGGCGCAGCGCCTTGCAAAGTTGACGCTCTACCGTGGCCGAGAACAAATGAATATTTCTGCTGATTTCGGCCTTGAGGCGTTTGACGTTGAGGTTGGCGACATTATTGCATTTGACAACGAGCGATATGGCTTTGACGGCAAAGAGTTTGAGGTTGTCGGCTGGCGGTTTGCGTCAAACCAAGAGGCAGGCGACCTGCGGGTGAGCCTTACCCTGCAAGAAACGTCAGCGGCGGCTTTTGACTGGAACGCTGAAGAAGCAGCTATAATCAGTAACAACACGACACTGCCCGTATATACGGCAGGAATGACTGTGCTTGGCTTGTCTGTGAGTGAGGGCGGATTGACCCAGAGTGACGGCACGCGAATATCAACTGCCATTGTGGATTGGTCTGATGTAACTAATGCCTACCTTGAGCGTTATGAAGTGCAGTGGAAGCCGACTGCGGACACATCATATAGCTCAACATTTACCTCTCAGAGCGACATTGAGTTGTCGCCCATCGTTGATGGCGTAGAGTATACCTTCAGAGTCCGCGCGGTTTCAGCCAACGGTTATCGCGGCCCATTCGCGTCAGTAGCGTTTACTGGTGGTGGCGATGTGACTGCTCCATCACTGCCCACAGCTATTACTGCGGTTGGCGGTTTCGAGTACATCACAATCAGATGGACAAGGCCAAGCAACGCTGACTTTAGTTATGTTGAGGTTTACGAGAACACATCAAACACAACAAGTGGGGCCACAAAGGTTGGCGACTCTGCTGGTAATGAGTTTGTAAGGACTAATCTTTCCATCAGTCAGACAAAATATTATTTTTTGAAATCAGTTGATTACAGCGGGAACAAATCAGCGTTTACAAGTGGCGTATCTGGCACATCAACTTTCGTTGATGATGCATCTTTTGCAGACGGCATTTATTCTTTGTTCACGGATCAAGGTTTGTATGCCATCCGCGACGTGACATCCCTGCCAGCTTCTGGTTCAATTGTCGGTGAAAAGATATTCAACAGGACTGATGGCAAGCTTTATCAGTGGACGGGTTCTGCATGGGTATTGGTTGTTGCAGACGTGGAAGACGGCAGCATCACTGGAGTCAAAATTGACGCAAATGCGATTACGGCTCCTAAAATCTTGGCCGGAACGATCACTGGCAATAAGATCGTGGCTAACACTATCACGGGGGGGCTGCTTGCGACTTCCGGTATCATCACCAACAGTGCTCAGATCAATAACTTAGTTGTTGAATCGGCAAAGATTAAAAATCTTGCTGTTGAGAGGATTAAGATTGGAGACAACGCAGTATCTGAAGTGAATACCGCAAGCATTGGTAAATACTACACCGCAGGGCAATTTCAGCCGAACACTGAAATTGTTTCCCTTCCTTCCCCAACTTTGAACAACATAACAACCGAGTGCTACTTTTCATTTGTTTTCGATGCGATAACAAACCCAGCACCGCACTACGGTTATCTACCGAGCAACGGATGGATGGAAGTTCGCTTACAAATACAGGCAAATTTTTCTTCGACTTTCCCAGCTTCTTTTGTTAATATCGGGCCTGTCTTTAGCTCTCAAGTGACTAACCCAAACGCATATATGGTTAACAAACCCTTGTTGACAGGGTCAGTTTTCGTCACCCCAACCACCACACACGCATCCACTGCGTTTAGAGTAAGAATATCTACCGCAGTCTATAACTCCTCTGGGGTTTTGCAGGGGACAACTGGCAGAGTGGACGGTGTTATGTTTACAAGGATGCTCGCAAAATGACTATAAAACATTTCGCTATATACAATGAAACCGAAGGTCTCCGTTGCACTATCTCAACGCACGGAGACCCGTCCTCTATTTTAGAAGAAGGCGAGCGACTAGAACAGAGGGAGTTTCCTGACGGACTAGAGTTTCCAGATTTAGTCATCGACACGGAAGCTCAGGCTATTTTCAGCGTTCGATCTTCGAGAGACGCCCTCCTTGCTGCCTCAGACTGGACACAAGTTGCCGATGCACCAGTTGATCAGGCTGCATGGGCTGTTTACCGACAATCTCTGAGAGACATCACTAATCAAGATGGGTTTCCTGAGAGCGTAGTATGGCCTGAACAGCCAGTTTGATTCCCCGCTGCAATGTGTTAAGGTGCGGCATAACTGAAAAGAATGGAGGCCGAGATGGCTACTTTAGACAACAGAGTGTTCGACAACGGCCTGACCGTTCTCGACACAGAAGCAAACAAGATCGTCATTACCTCTCAGGAGGCTACGACCTACACTGAGGCCAATGCTACTTACGCCTTGGGTAACAGCACCTCTCTTTCCATTGGCGCACCACAGGATCGCTCAGGTGGTGGTCGTGAGGTTGTCGTGGCTGCTATCACTGACGGCTCAGTGACAGGAACAGGCACAGCAACACACTATTCTATTATTGATACTGCGAACAGCCGTTTGCTTGCTACAAGCACCCTGACAGCGTCTCAAGCGGTTACATCGGGTAACACGTTCACACTTTCAACCATTTCCGTCGGTATCCCTGATCCAGCCTAAGAGGTTTTACAAATGGTCACTCTCGTAAACAGAGCCAAAGTTGCCACTGCCACAACAGGCACAGGCACAATCACTCTTGGTTCTGCTGAGAGTGGCTATCAGACCTTTGCTGACGCTGGCGTGGTTGACGCTGATGTCGTTCGCTACGTCATTGAGGACGGCACTGACTGGGAGATTGGCACAGGTACTTATACGGCCACAGGGACGACCCTTACACGCACTGTCCTTGAGAGTTCCAACGCTGACGCAGCTATTAACCTGTCAGGCTCTGCGGTGGTGTTTGTGGGGGCAGCGGCTGAAGACCTTGCGCCTGTTCTTGAGCTGTTTGGTGAGAACCCTTCTAGTCCCACAGCGCCTTCCGCTACAGGTACAAATGCTGTGGCTATTGGGAATCGCTCTAAATCGCACAGCACGGATTCGATTGGGATTGGTGCGGGATCGTGGGCAAGATCAGATAATGCTTTTGCTGTATTTGGTGATGCTCAACCAAATTCTATCGCAGCAGTAGCCATAGGGAAAGGCACTGTTGCCTCTGGCGCAGCCGCCACCGCTCTAGGAAGGGATTCCTTCTCGCTCGCTGC